ATTAAAACAAACCCTCTGATAACAATTACAAAATCAGAAATACACTTAAACTACGAATAAGGAAAAAATAAAATGGCTTTAAATTTTTCACAGACTAAAGGTAAGGCACAAAAAAGTTCAGTAGATGCATATGTTTATGCAGACGGTGAGAATGTAGTACGAATCTTTGGTGGCATCCTACCTCGCTATATGTATTGGTTAAAAGGAGCTAACGGCAAGCCCGTTCCAGTAGAATGTCTAGCATTTAGTCGTACTAAAGAAAAATTTGATAATCTAGAAGTAGATCATGTACCTAGCTACTTTCCAGATGTTAAGTGCTCTTGGTCATATAGTATTAACTGTATTGACCCTAAGGATGGTAAGGCTAAGGTATTAAATCTTAAAAAGAAGTTATTTGGGCAAATTATGTCTGCCGCGGAAGATCTAGAAGCAGACCCAACTGATCCAGATACAGGATTTGATATTGTATTTAAGAAAACAAAGACTGGTAGCAATGCCTTTGATGTAGAATACACATTATCAGTTCTAAAATGCAAAAAGCGTGCTCTAACTGACGAAGAAAGAGCAATTATTGCAGCAGAACCAGATATTGACTCTAAGTATCCAAGACCTTCTCCAGAAGAAGTAAAGGCTACTTTAGAGCGTATTGTAGCAGGAAATGAGGCAGAACCCTCAGGAACTGCGGCAGAGCAAGAAGCAGCTCAAGACCTTAAGTAACAAAAAAAGCCCGCTAAAGTTTAATGCTTAGCGGGCTTTTTCCACTGGAAATAAAATGATTGTAATTACTAAATGCTGTTATTCACAGCTACTATGGATAATGTGTTCAGGTGAATCTTATTCCAATGCAGTTAGTAAAATGGCTATACTGGAGGGGCCGTATCATCAATTTGAAGGTATGGCTGGATATATTGAGACCAAAGTGGAATTTGAAATTAGAGATCTTCGTAGATTTGCAGATTTGTGGGATAGCTATTACACTTTGAGTGACACTAAGCGACTTAATTTGTACGGATTAGCTAAAGGTCTAGGGGATTGTAAGTGAAAGTATTATTCACAGCCGATATACATATTAAGCTTGGACAAAAAAACGTCCCAATTGAGTGGGCAAAAAATAGATACAATTTACTATTTAATGAATTAGAGAAATTACAAGAGAAAGCAGATCTAGTAATATTAGGTGGAGATATATTCGACAAACTCCCTAGTATGGAAGAACTGGAGTTGTATTTTGATATGGTTAGTAGATTTAATAGATCTACTTACATTTATAGTGGTAATCACGAAGCCTTAAAGAAGAATACTACCTTTTTAAGTAATCTAAAGAAGGTAACAAATAGTGTCAATAATAATGTGCTTATTATTGACGATTTCTTCACTAGTAATGGTATTATTGATTTTATACCATACAATAAATTAAAAGAACCTTGGCCTGATTTTAGTGGCAAGATTCTTTGTACCCACGTAAGAGGAGATATACCGCCACATGTTAAAGCAGAAATTCCGTTGGAACTATTTGATAGGTGGAGACTGGTTCTTGCTGGCGACCTCCATTCTTATGCTAATAGTCAGCGTAACATCCTTTACCCTGGATCTCCAGTCACAACTTCATTTCATCGCGGATTCGTCGATACTGGTGTTATTATTCTTAACACTGATACGCTTGATCATACTTGGCAGAAGATGGGGCTACCACAACTCATCAGAAAAACAATAAAGGCAGGCGATCCAATGCCTGCTACTGAGTACCACCATACTATCTATGAGATAGAGGGCGACATGTCAGAACTCAGTAATATGGAAAACTCGGATCTAATTGATAAAAAGGTTGTAAAACGAGATACAGATACAACTTTGATCCTTGCGCCAACCATGACACTAACAGAGGAAGTAGAAGAATACCTACGTTATGTGCTGCAACTAAATGAAGAATCTGTATCTAGTATATTAAAAGAGTTAAGTAATCATATAGGGGAACTAACAGAATGAAAACTGCTGTTGTTTGGAGCCAGCCCAATTGTAAATATTGTACCATGGCTAAACAGTTATTACTATCTAAAGGATATAGTTATACTGAGAAGAAAATTGGTGAGGGCGAAGCATATAAGAAAAAAGACCTACTAGCAGAAGTACCAAATGCTAGAAGTGTTCCTCAGATTTTCTTAGATGGAAAGTATATTGGTGGATATGAGGATCTAGTAAAAGCCTTATGATTGTACTTAAGAAACTATCTTGGTCCAACGCATTTAGTTACGGGCCAAATAATAGTATAAATTTTGATACACATGATCTAGTACAGTTATTAGGTAAGAATGGTCACGGTAAGAGCAGTATAGCTCTAGTATTAGAAGAAGTACTATATAATAAAAACTCAAAAGGTATTAAGAAGGCAGATATTCTTAATAGGTATAGTAAGGATAAATCTTACAGTATATCGCTTACATTTAATAAAGATGGCAGTGAATATACAATAGAAACGGTTAGAGGTAGTACTCAGACCGTTAAGCTATCTTGTGACGGAGAGGATATTTCAGCGCATACCGCTACTGCTACCTATAAACTAATTGAAGAAATTATAGGTTTTGATCATAAGACCTTTACTCAGATTGTATACCAGAGCAGTAGTGCTAGTTTGGAGTTTTTAACTGCTACTGATACCAATAGGAAAAAGTTTCTGATCGAATTACTAAACCTTAGTATTTACACAAAAGCGGCAGAACTATTTAAGAAGGCTCTAAAAACCTGGAACGATGAAGCTGAAACTATTGCTGTTAAAATTAAAACTATTAATGATTGGTTGATTAAATTCGGTAAGGAGGATTTTACTGAAAGACCAATATTAGAAGTACCTGCTCAGCCATTAGCGGAACAAAATGAATTAGCTGAAGTAAATCATCAGTTGAAGAATATTGAAGCCAGTAATAAAAAGATAACTCAAAATAATACGTATAAAAAGATCTTAGCAGAAATAGATATAACCCCAGTAATTAAACCAGATAAAGATATAAAGCCAATACAGGCAGAATCTGATGCATTATTAAGAGAGATTTCTAAACTGGATGTAATTATTAAAGGTACTGGGCCCATTAAAGATACTTGTAGTGTATGTGGGCAACCAATTGATAATACACATAAAAAGACAATGGTTCTTGAAGCTACCAATAAAAAAGCAGAATTGGTATTAACTTTGTCCAATATAAATACAGAATTAGAAGATTTAGGTAGAAAATATGCTAAACATGATGCGTACCTTAAAAGACAGCTAGAATGGGAGAAATACTATACTCTGATAGATAATAGTCTGCCAAAAGAACTATACGATAGAACTGCACTAGAGAAAAGAGCGTCTGAGTTAAATATTCTAATTAAAAAGGCTACAAATGTAATTAATTCTGTAACACAACAGAATTCACTTAATGCTGCTCATAATGCAAAAATAGCTGTAGTTTTAGGTCAAATGGAAACCATGAGAGCTGATTTATTAAAACTAACTAAACAAAATGCAGACGTTCTAAGCAAAGTAAACGACCTACAGATTCTAGTTAAAACATTTAGTACAACAGGTCTAGTGGCATATAAAATTGAGTGCCTAGTAAAAGACTTAGAAGAGATTACTAATAATTATCTTTTGAGTATGAGCGATGGTAGGTTCCAACTCTCCTTTAAGATCAACTCTAGTGATAAATTAAATGTAGTTATTACGGATAATGGAAGAGATATTGACATTATGGCCCTTAGTAATGGGGAACGTGCTAGAGTTAATATATCTACCTTACTTGCAATTCGCCGTATCATGCAGTCTCTGAGTAACTCTAGGATTAATTTATTGATTTTAGATGAAACAGTGGAAAGCCTGGACGCGGAAGGTAAAGAACGTTTAGTAGAAACTTTGCTGGAAGAAGAACATCTTAATACAGTTCTAGTAAGTCATGGATTTAGTCATCCTTTACTAGAAAAAATTAATATAATTAAAGAAAACAATATTAGTAGGATAGAATAATGAGAAGTGTTAATGGAAGATTCGGAGAGGTTTGGTTTTATGGAAAAGATGAATATGTAGGCAAGTCTTTCTATAACTACGGAGAGTTTAGCGGAGAAGAGTGTGAAATTATACTATCATTAGCTGATAAAAATAAACTTAGTATAGATATTGGTGCTAATGTGGGCGCTATCGCGCAAATGTTTGAATACTATAAATATCCGTGTGTAGCATTTGAACCACAACCAGAAATTCATAAAATGCTAGTAAAAAACTTTAAAGGAGAGACACATAACTGTGCATTGGGAAGCGTGGAAGGGACCGCTCAAATGCCCCGCCTGCGTTATGGTGCAAGATATAACTATGGTGGAATGTCTCTAAACACTAGAACAGAGCTTGGGAGCTATCCAGTACCAGTTAAAACCCTAGATAGTTTTAATTTTGAAAATGTTGGGTTTATAAAAATAGATGTAGAAGGCTGGGAAGAGGAGGTGTTAAAGGGTGCTATTAATACTATTAATAAATATAAACCTATAATGTATATTGAAGACGACAGACAAGAGAAATCCGCAAGTCTAAGAGAATTTATTACTAAGTTAGGGTATAGTATGGAAGACAGCAGGCCTCCTCTATACAGAGAAAATAACTATTTTGGTAAAAAGGTAAATGTTTGGGCACCTAATAATTACCTAAGTTTTAATATAATCTGCAGGCCTTTATGAAGATATACGAGGGATTAGGGGGAGCTTCAAAGGCCCTTACTAGGCGTGGTGAAAAGTTAAATAACTTAATATTTTCTGGCAAAGGTTTAGATATAGGTGCCGGGCATGATGGTATATCGAAGCATGGTTTCGATGTTTATGAATGGGATTTAAAAGATGGAGATGCTCAGTTATTAAAAGGTGTTCCAGATAATTACTATGATTTTGTACATAGCAGTCATTGCTTAGAACATATGCGAAATGTAGGTATAGCCTTAGATAATTGGATTAGAGTATGTAAGCCTGGTGGGTATATAACTATAGTAATACCAGACGAGGAACTATACGAAAGGAATCAATGGCCATCAAAATTTAACACGGATCATAAATTCTCGTTTAGAATATATACAGATAAAGAACTACATAAGAAACATATTAATGTGATTGATATGCTTAAATGGATAAGTAAAAAAGTAGAACCAATTCAAATAATTAGAATTGAAGATGGTTTCGATTGGAAACTACCTAAATCAATAGATCAAACGGCTGACGTTAATGGCCCGGAATGTTCTATTGAATTGATATTGAGGAAAAAGTAATGGTAGACGTCAGAGCCAAGGGTGCAAAAGCCGAAACAGACATAAAAAATATACTAAAGAAATATACTGGATTAGGCTGGGAACGCACGCCTGGCTCTGGCGCATTAGATGAAAAGCATATGCTTAAGGGCGACCTTTATATTCCAGGTAAAGAAAACCTATACTGTGTGGAATGTAAACACTATCAAGACGATCATATTAACAGTGGAATACTTACTAATAAAACCCCTCAAATAATTGAGTGGTGGATGCAAGCAGTACGCCAAGGATCTCAGGTAGGGAGAAAACCTCTATTGATTTTTAAACATAATCGTAGTAAAATGTTTGTTGCGTATGAAGACATGCCAAGCACTACTGACTATAGAATGATACTTATAGGTAGTCACGGATATGAATTTTATATAAGTCTGTTAGAAGACTGGCTTACTTATGAGAAACCTAAGTTTATAAAATGAAAACATTTAAAGAGATAAGTACAACTGATAAAAATACTATAATGATAGTAGACGCATTAAATTTAGCTTTTCGCTGGAAGCATAGTAGGGCTAAAGTTTTTGCTGAGAGTTTCATAGAAACAGTAGAAAGCCTAAAAAAGTCATACAAAGCCAGTAAAGTTATTATTACGTGTGACCAAGGAAATTCCGCATTTCGCAAAGAAATTTTACCTGGCTATAAGGAAAATCGTAAAGAGCGCTTTGCGGAACAAACCGAGGCGGAACGCCTTGCCTTTGAAGAATTCTTTACGGAATTTAACCGGACAATTGATATTTATAAAGAAGTCGGTGACTACCCTACATTACGTTTTTCTAGAGTTGAGGCAGACGATATTGCAGCCTATATAGTACGCAGATATAAAAAATCCCATCAAATTTGGTTAATCTCATCAGATAAAGACTGGGACCTTTTAGTAGACGATAATGTATCAAGATTTTCGTATGTAACAAGAAAAGAAACTAGAGTGGATAATTGGCATGAGCATTATGACTATGACTTGGATAAGCACATTAGTATTAAATGTCTTACTGGTGATAGTGGGGACAGCATTCCAGGTGTGGAGGGTATTGGGCCCGCCAGAGCGAAGGCTCTCGTTGAGAAATATGGAGATACTTACGATATTATCGCTAATATCCCACTTTCTGGTAAGTATAAATATATTGATTCTCTCAATAATTTTGGTGCAGAGAATCTTTTAAGAAATTACAGGTTAATGGATTTAGTTAGTTATTGTGATGAAGCCATTGGCGAAGAGAACTGTAAGAAAATTGATCAAATATTAAAGGAGTATCTATAATGATGCCAGTAATTCCAGCCGATAAGGCAAACCATTTTGTTTATGGTGCAGTTGTAGGTGCAGTTGTCACAGTAGCTGCAATAATTTTAACATTACCATATATTCCATTTTATAGCATAGCCGCTGCCGCAGCTATTGGGGTAGCTAAAGAAGTATATGACAAAGTATCTAAAAAGGGCAGTCCTACAGCTATGGATGCTGTAGCTACAGCACTTGGTGGGTTGCCTGTGTCAATAATTCTAGGTATCGTATGAGACTAACTACAGAAGAAAAAGATTTAATTAATAAAATTGTTGATGAGATTACTGGCCAACTAGCGGAATTGCGTAAGCGAGTAAAAGAGCTAGAATCAAGACAGCCTATAGTTAATAACTACTATACCTACACACAACCTGCCCCTATTTGGAGCCCCACACCTAGCTACCCTACCTGGACATGTAAAACATGAATATTAATGTTAAACTATTTGAAGATAAGTTCGTGCCTATTAGAGCGCACGAAAGTGATGCGGGCGCAGACTTAAAGGTACGAATTACAACGCATTTACCAAAACTTACTAGGGTATTGGTACCTACAGGAGTACATGTGGAAATTCCATATGGATACGTAGGGTTTTTAGTACCGAGGTCTAGTCTTAGTAAAAACGACATTATAATGGCTAACTCGATTGGCGTCATAGACGCCGATTATAGAGGGGAACTGATGGTTCCCCTCGTATACATTGGAACTAACGAATTCGGTACTACAGTAGAGGAAAACGTAAGAATAGCACAACTATTGGTAATGCCAGTGGCATTACCTAAATTTATTAGAGTTAATGAATTAAGCGATACAGTACGTGGAGAAGGTGGATTTGGCTCTACGGGAACTAAATGAGAGGGTATATTAAATGACAGTAAGCACAAGAGCACAGGTTATAACAAGGAGAACATATAAT